AGGACAATTTGCCACAAACGCATTAGTAGATAGATTTAATAGAATTTATTCTATAAACGCATCATCATTATATGGTGCTCAATTTAATTTAAACTACCAATATTTAAGAACCCAAATATACTCAGATTATGATATTATGGACACAGATGCAATTATAGCATCTGCTTTAGATATTATATCTGAAGAATCTACATTAAAAAACGATATGGGTGAAGTGCTTCAAATTAGAAGCAGTAATGAAGATATACAAAAAACTTTATATAATTTATTTTATGATGTTTTAAATATTGAATTTAACTTAAGCTGGTGGATTAGACAATTATGTAAATATGGTGATTTTTTCCTTAAACTAGAAATATCAGAAAAATTCGGTGTGTATAACGTTATCCCTATTACACCATACCATATTGAAAGAGAAGAAGGATATGATAAAGAAAACCCATTTTCTGTAAGATTTAGATACTCACCTGAAGGATTTTATAGTGGTATATCAGGTTATTATAATGTACCTAACTCATCAACTGATACTCCAGGAGTACATTTTGATAATTACGAGATGGCTCACTTTAGACTATTATCTGATGTTAACTTTTTACCTTATGGTAGATCTTATATTGAGCCTGTTCGTAAACTATTTAAACAATATACATTAATGGAAGATGCGATGTTAATTCATCGTATAGTTCGTTCTCCAGATAAACGTATATTTTATTTGAATATTGGTTCTATCCCACCAAGTGAAGTAGAAAATTTCATGCAGAAAACTATTTCTACAATGAAACGTACTCCATTTATGGATCAACAAACAGGTGATTATAATTTAAAATATAATGTTCAAAACTTATTAGAAGATTATTTTATACCAGTTCGTGGTAATGACCAAACAACTAAAATAGATACATTACCTGGTTTACAATATGATGGTATTAAAGACGTAGAATATTTAAGAGATAAAATATTTGCTGGTTTAAGAATACCTAAAGCATTTATGGGTTATGAAAAAGATTTAACCGGTAAAGCAACGTTAGCCGCTGAAGATATTCGTTTTGCTCGTGGAATTGATAAAATCCAACGTATCGCTTTATCTGAATTATATAAAATAGCATTAGTTCACTTATATACTCAAGGTTATACAGCAGAACAATTAACTAATTTTGAATTATCATTAACTACTCCTTCAATCATTTATGATCAAGAAAGAATAGCATTAATGAAAGAAAAAGTAGATTTAGCTAGATCAATAGCCGAAATAAAAATATTACCTACAGATTGGGTTTATCATAATATATTCCATTTATCTCAAGATCAATATGATGAATATAGAGATTTAGTTCTTGAAGATGCTAAACGTGAATTTAGATTAAATCAGCTTAAAGAAGAAGGTAATGATCCTAAAATAACCGGTAAATCTTATGGTACACCACATGATTTAGCAGCATTATATGGTAAAGGTCGAACATACAGTAATCCAGAAAATGTACCTGTTGGTTATAGTGATGATATAAAATTAGGTCGTCCTGAAGAAAAAGCATCAGATATTAATACTCAAAATAATGCGTTAGGTAAAGATAGATTAGGTACAAATTCTATGAAAAATGATGACCAAGAAAAATATGGTTCACCAAATTATAAAGGTCATTCACCATTAGCTCTTGAAACAGCTCAAATTATTTATTCTAAAAATAAAAGTTTAATTGAAAGTTTAAATAAATCTTCAAAATTTGTAAAAGACGAAGATAATAATGGACTTTTAAATGAAAACCAATTAAAAGATTAATATTTTTTAACATATTTAATATATTTATAAATAAACTCCTGGATGAGAATCAAGCATTCAAAATACCGAAATACAGGCATATTATTTGAACTACTCGTTAGACAAATAACTTCTGATACTTTATCTGGTAAAGAATCAAAAGCAACCCCCATTTTAAAGAAATTTTTTGTTAAAACTGAATTAGGTAAGGAGTATAAATTGTACGAAACTTTACTAAGTAAAAAACATTTATCTGAAGGTAAAGCCGAAATAGTTATTAATACTATTATAGAATCTTCTAGGTCATTGAATAGAAACTCATTAAAAAGACAAAAATATAATCTTATTAAAGAAATTTCTAGTCATTATAATATAGACGAATTTTTTAAAACTAAATTACCTAACTATAAAGCACAAGCAGCTTTATACACTTTATTAGAAATATATAATAGTGAAAACCTATCAAACCCAGACCAAATCATATCTAACAAAATAGCTTTACTTGAAACATTAACTAATAGAATAGTAGATAAAAAACAAGTTGAAGATAATTTATTAGAAGAATTTAAATCATATGATAAAGATGTTCGTATATTAACATATAAAGTATTATTAGAGAAATTTAATGGTAAATATGCTAATTTAAATGAAAATCAAAAAGTAATTTTGAAAGAATTTATTAATTCAATAGATTCTACACCTAAATTAAAAGAGTCTTATAATAATAGAGTTAATGAAATTAAAAATTCATTAATTAAATTAAATAAAAAAGTGACAGATAAAGCTGTTAAAATTAAAATAAATGAAGTTACTAATTTATTAACTGAATTAAACAAAACCGATAAAGTAGGAGATAATGATTTAGTTAATTTGTTACAATATTATGAACTTTTAGAAGAATTAACTAAAATTCATGGATAATAATAAAGATATTAAAGTAGGTGATGTTACCTCATCTGGAGGTACTAAATATACTGTAACAGACATTGACCCTGAAAGAAACCGCATAACTTGGGATATTAAAAAAACCCCAGATTATAGTACTACTTTTAAAAAATTTACTGAATTACGAAATTTTATAAAAAAGTTAAGTGCGTCTTTACCTGATGATCCTAAAATAAAAGAAATAGCTAAACAAACTGTTAAATTATTTAATGCTTTTAGGTATTACTTAAGAACTACTCATCCAAACGAATATGAGAAATTTAAAACTTTAGCTGAGGGTAAAATAAAACAACATTTAACTAAAAAAATTAAAGAAATAAGTGCAACTGGTACTGGTGCTAGTTTTACTCCAGGAAGTGGAGCTCAAATAGCAACACCATTTGCTTTTAATTCAAATAAACACGCTAAAGGCACTAAAAATAAATATTTTTATAAATTAGGATATAAACTAGCTCCACATCAACCAGTAGAAGAATCTAATCCTGGCGCTTCGTTAGGTAAAGGTCCATCAGCTGGAAAATCGGGTGTAAAAAATAGCTATTATACTAAATTAGGATATAAAAATGTTAATCCAAAAAAATTAGCTAAAAATGCTAAATGGGTAGATACAAAATATTTATGGACAGAAAATAATAAATCATCTAATTATATTGATTCATTAAATATCAAAAGCCCAAAACTAAAAAAATTCATTGAAAAACGCATTTCAGAATTCAATGAAATTGAAAATAAAATAGAAGAATTAAATCCATTGTTAAAGCAAGCAAAACAAAAAACAATGGAAGAATATAAACAAAATCCAAATTTCGCTATTATTTATAGTACGGATCTAGCGACAGATTACATGGATGATTTAATTAAAATGTTTAAAAATTAAAATAAAATAAAATGGCAAATATACCAGTAAATGCAATTGGAATATTATTAAGCGGATCATCATCAGTGACTGGTTCATTCGCTGGTTTTACAGTAGCACAAGCTGTTACTTTTACAGGATTAAAAGATGCTAATGGAAATAGTTTAGCAGGAGCAAGTGGATTAACTTTTGCTTCTGGATTTACTGTACCTCTATTTGTGACTAGTGCTTCAATATCATCTGGCGCAATAATATTATACCCTTAAAAAACAATATAAAATGAAAACATTACAAGAACAATATAATCTCATTAGTGAAGGTAAAGGCAGTAAACAAGAGTTTTTAAAACAAGCTCGTTATTTATTTCCTGACCTTATTAATGTTTATAATTCATATAACGATACAATTAATATCTTAAAAGATAAAAGAATATTAAATGAATCAAATGCGGGTTTAGGTATGGTATCTACACATAGTAGACGTGTTGAAGATTGGGTGTCTATATTTCAAGAATCAGTTAAAGCTGAAGAAAAGAAAACATCTAAAGAAGTAACCGATACTCAAAAACATAATTTTGACTATAAAGACGTTAAAAACATCGATAATCTTTACGGTAATGCATTTTTAAACGGTTTCTATGTTGAAATGCAAGATCCAAAAAATCACAAAAAATCAGTTGATGAAGTTAAACAAATTGTAGCTAAAAATTTAGGTAAAGATTTTAATTATTACGCTAAAAATGCTCAATTTGGTATTAAAGGTATTGGATACACAGATGAAGCTCCAGGATTAGGTGAACCTAAAGAACCAAAAGGTAAATACAAATCTAGCGGTTATGGTGATCTACCAAAAAAAAAGCTTAAGGAAAGTTTAAACGAAAATAAAAAAGAAAGAGAATTTATTAAACATCTTGAAGATTTAGCTAAAAAACATGGTTTAATTACTCCTGAGGAAGTTGAAGACGAAGATGCTAAAATACATGATAAAATCATAAATGCTTTATATAACATATATGATAAAAAATTTTATAATAAAGAAACATTTACTGATACTGATTATAAATCAGCTTTAGATATGTTAGCCCATAAAATTAAAAGATCTTTAACTGAAGATAGCCAAGTTAAATTAAAACCTCAAGATATAAAAATTTTGGATGATATACGCAAAAATCACCCAAACGGAATAACACCATCTAATTTCTTTAAAAAATACCCTAATATACCTGCAGCTTACTTATATAAATTTCTTGTAACATTAGCTAAAGAAAAATTACTAAATTTCCAATCAGGTAATAAAATACCTCCACATTCTATAGAAAATTTAATAGATAGCAGAAAAACACAAATAGCGAATGCATTAACACGTCCTGGTCATTTTAATGAAATTACTGTTAATAATCCTAATGATAATTTTAAAGTAGATAAATCATATACTCACTTTGCTTTAGATAAAAAAGATAATAAAATATTAACAGGGTGGGAATATGAAAATACCGATCCTGAAGATATAAAATATTATTCTAAACAAGATTTAATAGATATGGATGTTAAACCATCTGATTATTCTATATTATCTGTAAAAGCATTAAAACAAAAAGGTATTAATCCATTTAGTTGGAGTAGTTGGAAAAAAAATAATGATATAAAAGAAAATACTGAACCAAATAATGATTTCAAAATAGATAAAAAATATGCTCATTTCGCTTTAGATGAAAATGAAGAGGAAGATGATTATCTAGAGTTTTCTGATGGAGAAACTATAGTTTCTATGTTTAAAGATAGAGGTCAATGGGTTGAAGGAAAAGTAATAGATGGAGAAAAACCATACGGCTGGGGAAGTAAAAAATATATGGGATATTTAAAACCTGATCAAATAGCTCAATATTTGAGAAGTGATTATGGTGGTAATTGGAAATCAATATAAATAAAAATAATATGAAACAAGTATTAATAGAAACAATACCATTTAATATATCACCTAAACAACTAACTGAAGGTATTAAAGCCCCATCGGGTAATCCCATGGTTGAAGGTATTTTAGCCACAGCTGAAGTTAAAAACGGGAATGGTAGATTTTACCCTAGAGAAATTTGGGAACGTGAAATTAACAAATATGTAGAAAGTATAAAAGAAAACACAGCTACAGGTGAACTAGATCACCCGGATTCTACTGTTATTTCTTTAAAAAATGTATCTCATATTATTAGAGAACTTTGGTGGGATGGAGATAAAATTATGGGTAAAATAGAAATACTACCAACTACATCAGGAAATATATTAAAAGCACTTATTGAAAATAACGTTAAAGTAGGTGTATCATCTCGTGGTATGGGTAGTTTAAAACCAATAGATGAAAACACAATGGAAGTACAAGATGATTTTGCTTTACTTTGTTGGGATTTTGTTTCAACACCTTCAAACCCAGGTTCATGGATGAATACAGTTAAAGAAGGACTAAATGAAGGACTAAATCCAAAACAAAGCCCATATTTTAAAATAAATTCAATACTTACAGATATATTATGTGCCAACGGCACTTGCCCTATATTCTAAAATCAAGCAATACCACCCTATAGTCTCAGTATTATAGGTTTGATCCTAACCCCGTAAGGTTAGGATTTTTTTTTACTTTTGCGATTTTACGATCCTTCCATATATGTATAAGAGAATATGCAATTCCCTATATTGCATCGCACTAACTAATCTTATTACGCTTCCTTTTATCCCCTAATAAGCGTATTTCCAAAACAAAAATTTGAGGAAAATTATGGCAACAAACAGAGATTTGCTAAAACAAGCCATTGCTGATGCTAAAACAATTAAAGAAACAGCTATCACCAATGCAAAAGCCGCTCTTGAAGAATCATTTGCCCCTTACCTAAGAGAAAAATTAGCTGCTAAACTAGCTGAAATGGACGAAATGGATGAGGAAATGGATGAATCTAAAGAGATGGAAGAAGGTAAAAACCTAAAAGATTCAGGTTACATCAAATCAGCTAAACATCAAGCTATGAAGAACAACCATTACAAAGTTGAAATGGATGAAAACATGGATGAAGAAATGGATGAAAACATGGATGAAAACTATGAGGAAATGGACGAAAACAAAGCTACAAAAGCAACTGAAAAAGAAACAGATTACAGAAAAGTAGCAAGACATCAAGCTATGAAGAATAGCCGTTACAAGACCGAATTAGATGAAACTATGGATGAAGAAATGGATGAAAACTACGACATGGATGAAAACATGGACGAAGCTAAAAATCCAAAAGATTCAGGCTACACTAAAACAGCCAAATATCAAGCCATGAAAAACAGTCATTATGAAACTGAAATGGATGAAACTAAAACCATGGATGAAGAATTAGATGAACTTTTAAGAGAACTAGACATGGACGAAGAAATGGATGAAAACATGGATGAAGTAATCAACGACCCTAAAGGTAACGGCGCTCACGGTAACGTAGCTCCAAATGGCCATTCAGACACTGATCTAATGGAAGCTAAAGGTGAAGATGATGAAGAAGAAATCAACATCGAAGATATGTCTGAAGAAGATCTTAAAGAATTCATTGAAGAAGTAATTCATGAAATGGTTGAAGCTGGTGAATTAGAAGCTGGTCATGAAGGTATGGAAGAAGAACCAGGCTATGAAGGTGAAGAAGGTGAAGAAGAAGTTAAAATGGATGAACTTTTAGACGAACTTAAAAAGAAAAAAACAGAAAAAGAAGAGTCTAAAATGAAAAAAGAAATGGATGAAATGAAAAAAGAATTAGATGAAGCTTACAGAGCATTAGCTCAAGTTAAATCTGATCTTAACGAAGCTAATCTATTAAGTTCAAAACTTCTTTACGTTAACAAAATCTTCAAAGCTAAAAACTTAACTGAATCTCAAAAGGTTAAAGTATTAAATGCTTTTGATAAAGCAAAAAATAAAAATGAAGCTAAATTAGTTTACGAAACAGTATTAGGAAACTTAAACACACAATCAACTAAATCTCCTATGAATGAATCAGTAAGAAGTATCGCTTCAAAAGTTATAACTGGTAATAGTATACAAAATACTAAAAAACCAATCATTGAAGTTAATTCAGCTTTCGCAAGAATGCAACAATTAGCTGGTATTAAAAAGAAATAAATAATAATTTAAAAACTAAAAAACACAATTAAAATGAGTCAAATTCAAACATTACTTGAATCAGCTAGCCCTTACAAATCCCTGCAAAAAGATGCAGCTAGATTAGCTGGTAAATGGGCTAAAACAGGTCTATTAGAAGGCCTAGACGAGACTAACAAAAACAATATGTCTCTTATGCTTGAAAACCAAGCTAAACAATTAGTAACTGAGGTATCATCAACTGGTACAGGTGCTTTCTTTACCCCAGGTCAAGGTGAACAATGGGCTGGTATCGCTTTACCTTTAGTACGTAAAGTGTTCGGCCAAATCGCCGCTAAAGAATTCGTTTCTGTACAACCAATGAACTTACCTTCTGGTCTAGTATTCTTCCTAGATTTCCAATACGGAAATACTAAGAATCCATTCTCTGCTGGTAACTCTTTATATGGTACTAGAAGTGCAGATTCTGGTTCTAAATACCCATTCTCAACATCTGATACTGCAGGTGGTCTTTATGGAACAGGTCGTTTTGCTTATTCTACAAACCAATTCTCATCTTCATTATTAGGTCTATTATCAGGTTCAACTGGTGCTCCAGCTTCTCAATATACTGGTTCAGTTGGTGCTGTAACAAGTTGGGGTGAATTAAACTACGATTCAAACTATTCAGCTTCTTTAGCTGCTGGTAACATCTTAAAAGCTCAAATCTCTACTTCAGTAATGTCTAACTACGATG